CCCGCTGCACCTAATATTGACTGCAAATTAGACGGTTGCGCTTGGTACATACTTGTGTTTACAGACTGCATAGGCAAGCCACGGGTCATAGCATTTAAAATGCCCAACTGCATGAACGGGTATTGCTGTGTTGTAGCGTAGTCTTGGATGATCTGGTTTAAGCGAGATTGTTCGTACTCTTGCTGTTGTTTACCTATAGCAGCTTGTTGTCCAAGCAATCCCATCTCTTGACCGTACTGCTGTTGACCCATTTCTCCTAGTGTTCTAGCGCCTTGAAGTGCTTGACCTTGACCTTGCAAATCAAGATTGGCACCGAACTGTTGCGCTTGCTGTGCGGCTTGGAATGCGTTCTGCATCCCTGTGCCATATATTTGGCTTTGTAACTGTCCAAGATTACGTTGGCGTTCGCTTTCTAACGCAAAACGTCCGCTACCGCCAAACGCTCCGGCTTTAATAGCGTCTGCTTGGTTTTTTAATCCTGTAATACCAGATTGGCGGCGGGCTTCTTCCATTTGCGGATTAAGCGCACCTTGAATGTACGGCGACATGTAGGCTTGGGTAGCCATAGGGTTGGTCGCCATGTTCTGATAATTCTGCCCAGCCATCATGGAGTTAAGACCAGCGTATCCAGCCATTTCAGACGCTTGCCCAGTTTGCCCCGGTAGTTGATAGTTCTGAATACCACGCATAGACTGCTCTTGCATTGGGGTAAAGCCCGCTACAGACTCACCTGTACCACCGCGTTTTTTGTCGTATTCAGAATAAGATTGAAACGGTTTAAACCCTGTAGGTTTGCCAGAAGCGTCTGTTGTATAGATTTGCTTCTCAGTAGCCCCCATCATTGTTTCTACATAGGGGCGTAGATACGCGGGTATGTTTGTCTGATAGGACGTGGTTTGTGAAGGGCCACCGCCGCCCATGTTATAGGTGCGACGTCCGTCGGCAGCATAACCGTTAAATTTATTGCGGATAATCATAGCCCGATCCTCATAACTTGATGGGTATTAGTCATACCCATTTTTTCATACATTTGAACTAAAGTTCCTTTAGCCCAGCATTGTGCGGTTGTCGCGCCCATTAAGCGCATCCAATTTTTAGCTTCATCAAACACATGTGTACGCACGATCCCTTTACCACCCATTAAGTTCACATGCGCTACGCGCTGACGTGGGTAATCAATAATGCCTACAGTTACAGCACCTGTAATGCCCTCGTCCGGTTCATCCCAAACCAACAAGTAAGTACGCCCAGTGCGTACTGAGTATTCAACTTGTTCTATAGTTATTTCGTTTGGATCAAGATCAATTGCTCTTTGAAGCATAGGAGCGACAATGCCCCAGACTTGGGGCAGTTGCGCAGGAGTAATTTGATATAGAGCCATCTTTACGCAGGTAAGTGTTTTTTAGCTTTAGAGTCTACAGCTACCTTGTTCTTACCTACAGACTTGCGACGGCCTTTTTGTATGCGCTCCATCATGGCATAGAGTTGTCTTGCTCCAGCTTCTGTTGATCCATTTCCCAACTCTGATACGATACGTGCAGGCACCACGAACTCACCATCAGCAAGACGAGCGGGCTGATTACGCCCAATAACAGCAGGAATAGAATCAGATACGCCATCGCCCGGCCCTTTCAATAAACGCCCGCCAGAAGCATAATCAGAATACCCCCCTAAACCGCGCATAATCCCACCACGTGCAGCAACGATTTCTGCCTCTGGGTCACCCATCACGTCTACGCTAGTCTTGGCAGGCGCAACAACTGGTATCTTGTATTTCTTACCTAATGCTTGAAGGTCTTTTATTGCGGTCTCGTATGGTGAAGAAGTTAATTGTGTACGTGTACGATCTCTAGTTGATCTGGCAGCAGCAGCGCCTTTTGACTGCATAGACTCATACATAGATTCAGCTTGTTCTTTGCGTTCTTTTTCTTCTTTCTTTAATTGTTCTAAATACGGATTACCGCCCTTAGAGAACTTTTGTTCGCCTGTATAAGGGTCAACATTATTGCCAACACCTTGATTAACCACGTCCGCGTTTACAGGACGCTGCGTCATTGGATTGTTGTACATAGGGGTGTTTAGCCCCGCTTGAGGATACATAGTATTGCCGCTAGTTGAATTAATAGCCGACATAGTTTCTACAGGGCCGCCAACAGCTAAATAAGAAGTAGGTTGATATATAGGGTTGTAAACGGCTGTTGAAGGCGATGATGCACTAAAACCAGACATATCTTTGCGCTTATATTTTTCTTCTTCAGGCTTGTCTTGGAAATATTTTTGCGCAGCACTAATGCCTACAGATGTTAAAAGAGGATTCTTTTGCGCAAAATTCATCGCTGTATCAAAGCCAGACGACAGGGCGTCATACCCAGTTTTAGCCGCGTCCATAATGCCGTTCGCACCGCCGGTTGATGCAGGGGAAGTTACAGCAGGTGTAGAAGCGTTAGGAGGCACGCCACTCCAAGGGCTAGGCGCTTCAGGTATTGGTTGCTCACCAAACGGAGTATGTACAGTTGTTGGCGCAGGTGTAGTAGACGGTGTAACAGGCGGTGTAACAGGCGGTGTAACAGGCGCACCGGGCGTAAAGGCAGTAGCTTCTGGAACAACCCCCGGACTAGCCGTACTTACTTGCCCAAGAGTTTGCGCAGCGGTAACGTCCGCAGCGGCAGGGGCAGCGGATTGCATAATGCCTTGCGCAGCGACCGCTTCAGGAGCAAGTGCTGTAGGAGCAAGTGCTGTAGTAGTGCCAGCCATAGTGCCAGTACCAAGCCCAGCGCCAGCGCCAAGACCAAGCCCCGCGCCCCCAGCGGCAGCGGCAGTACCAGCGGCACCAAGAGCGGCGCCTGTACCAGCGGCAGCGCCAGCAGTACCAAGAGCGGCGGCTGTACCAAGAGTAGTACCAGCGGCAGCGGCACCAAGCCCACCTGCTTGTGTAGCCAAAGCAGCAAGCGTAACAGGGTCGTTGTACAAGCGGATATTGTCCGCACTGTAGCCATTAAATTTATTTGGTATTCTCATACGTAATTACTCCTGTCGCAACGTAGTAGTATTGTACCGTTTTGTGCGCCAAATTTAACAAATCCTAGTCGTTCACAGAACCGCAACCCAGCGAGGTTATCTTCTCTTACTTGGGTTACTGCCCAGCCATATTTATCTACTACGCCACCAAGAATAGCCCGAATATATGCCCGAATAGACCTTTTTGGCCTAACCCCGTACCCTACGTGAATCTCATTGCCTTTTAACAATACACCACCGATTACTTGCCCATCTTCGGTAAGCGGCACCACATCCCAATCTTTTAATGCTTCCAGATACTCAACCATACCAACGGTCAAGCGGTGCTTTACAGACTCATACACCATAATAAGAGCACGGTCTTCAGGAGTCATTACCCTACTTTCCAATTAGTACCGTCTGAATACACGGGCACTTTTGTAGAACCGCCAGCAGCCACTGTCGAGCCGAATGTTGAAACAGATGAATTTGTGACAAACGCCCTTGCACCTACTCCGGCATTTGAAGCGTCGGGTAAATCCGCTACTTCATAAACGCCGCCTAAAGTCAACTGATTCACTAGTGAATCAAGCTGGTTAAAGTACAAACGTAAAACATTAGCAACGTCGTCTTGGTGTTTTTGTTGGTACTCGGTAGGAGCTAACGGCAACGTAGGCGACTTTACCCGCGTTAACGTCGTTTTACTAACTAAAACAACACTGGTCATGTTTATCTCCGCCCATCCGGTCTGACATTAATACGTGGTGTACCTAACTGCCATTGAGTGCCTATTGAGTTCGACTCTATCTTAAACGCCATTTGACGACCACGTACTCGGGTATACACAAGTTCAGTAAACTGCTGCACGTTATAGATTTGTTGTTGGGCGTATGAAACGGTCGAAGCGACCGCCGGTGTATTTGCACTGCCGTAATTTGAACCCGGATTTTGTCTTGGTCGGACAATAAAGTTTACCGTTGGGTAGTTTGGTTCGGGTGTTGTTGACCCATCAAACGTAATATCAGGCACGATCTGCCACACAAACCCGTAGTTATGTCCGTCGCCAATGTCAAAGTCAGACGACTGAATATAAGAGTTAATAGCTGTTGGTGGGTTGGTACTGCCGTCGTCAACCGCCGCTTCGTGATACACAATTAAATTATTAAGCGTTGCTGCTTGCGGGAATGGACGGAGTGGGCTGTCTAACCATGCAGAACGCGGCATCGTGCCGTAATACCAAACACGATCTAAGTAATTAAAGATGACGTAGCGGTCAATAACTTCGCTATCCTCAGAACAATAGAACCACCATATTTCACTATAAGCTTCGTTAGTCCCAGAAAAAAATTGAAACGCTTGGGACATGTTTATGTCCTCAAACACATACTGACGCAACGAGCAAGGCAACGTCTCAACGCGCCCAGAGTATACGTAAAATTTATCTGTACCCATCCAGTAAGTAACGCCGTTAGCTGTTACTTTAGCGTTAGGAGAAATAATGGATATATTCTCGGCGAGAATAGTAAACCCGTACACAATCGGGGGGCCAAGATACTGCATTGAATAAAGCGCGGCGTCTGTCCACACAAGAATCTCTTGTCGTGTTTGAATTGCGCCTACAATATATGAGCCGCTAGAGAGAAGCGTAAATCCTGCTTGAGTATTGGCAGGGTCATAGGCCCAGCCTGTTGTCGTGTAATCTTCTACCCCTGTCCAACGAATAAGCATTGGATTTTGTGGTTGGGGATAAGCCCCGTAGTCGCTGCAACCAAACGCAATAGTGATACGACTTGAATCCGACACCATTATTTGATTAATGAACGCAGGTACGTCCGTGCCAGAAACTACTGTGCCCCGAGTGCCATATGCGGGGGTTGTTCCTGCACCGGGCGCCCACTTATAAAGAGCGCCACCACGCGGAGAAAATAATAATTCTTCACCAAAATTAGCTTGTGACCATAGACGCAGTTGCAGGGGTAGCCCCGCAGCAAAACCCACACCCCATCCACGGTTGTAACTTGCAACGACTGCATAGTTAGGATAATTAACAACGACCGTGCCACCTTCAGACGCACTAGTAGAAGTCGCGTTGTATGTAAGAGAGCCAATAACAGTTGAAATGGTGTAGCTGTTGTTATTTACTTTGGTTATCTGAAAACCCTTTTGCAGCACTACGTTTGAAATACCGCCAACACTTGTGTCGCTAATCGAAACAAACGAAACGTAGTCCCCAGTGGCTAACCCGTGGCTTGCTTGCGTGACTGTGATTGTAGTGGGGGTTGATGTGTTTGTAGCAAAAGGGTTTGTTAGTGTGGTAGTTAAATAAGGCGACCAAGGGCCTGTACCCCACCCCGTGCCAATAGTAGCAATGTCTTGGCCTGTACTGATTTGGTATGCTGCTACAACAGACGCGCCCCCATTACCCACATCAGATGCGTTAGCGGTTGCCGTTGCTGTAATTGTATAAACAGAACTCGATATGACACTAGTGATTTGATATTCTTTATTAAGCACTGCGGCAATTATGTTGCCGCCTAGACTTGCTGCACCGCTAAAGGTTACGAAATCGCCCGCTTGTAGATTAGATACGCCTGTATCTGTTACCGTAATAGTTGAGGAATAAGGGGATGTGGTAACTGCCGAAAATGTAGCTGTGCCGGTCGTAGTTGTTTTTATTGGTGTGATGTCGTAATAATCGCCACCCGTGGTTTCTATGTAAAACTTTAAGTTCGTGCCAATGCCAAGTAAGTTGTATTGATTCAGCGTTATCCAATTCCACAAGGAACGCGCCGTTCCAAGAAAAGCAGTGTATGACAACGCTGTCCAACCGCCAATTTTTTCAGGGTAGCCAGAACGAAAGCGCACTTTGTCACACTCAAACCAACCGCCTTCATTGGCAAGCGTTGTGCCCTCTCTATTAACGCCGGGGCGAAATTGGAGTTTTTGTAAAGGCATTTTTTACCTTATAACCATTATGCTTGCAAATGCTCCAGCGTCAGTACGACCATCATTAGCATTACTAAATTGAATTTGAACAGCGGTAGTAGTTTGCGATAATACGTGTGCAAATAATTCGCCATCTATACCTGTGTTGTAACCACTTGTGGAAACAGCGTAATTTGCATCTTCCATTGCTGTTGTAAAAGTTATTGTGTATCTACCAGTAGCAGTTCGTGCCACGGAGGCAACATTGCCTGCGGCATTAACAGTCCCTCCAGATGCTCCATTGAAAGATGCCCATGCTCTAACCCCATATATAGGAGCGTCTCCGGTTTGTGCACCATTTAATTTTGCTGCGGTTATATTAGCGTTTTTAATTTTTGCTGTTTCAACAGCATCATTAGCTAATTCTGTGACTGTAACTAGGCCACTAAGAATTGCATTCCAAGACATCGCAGTAGTTCCAAGCGTGTCCGTAGATTTAAAATTAGTAATAAATGTTTTGCCGCCGTTGTCTGTCCCTTTAAGAACAGGCACTTGAGCAGCAGCAATTTCGGTAGCCGTATTAGCATCAGTAGAGCGCGACCACGCGCCAGCAGCCACAACATACACACCATTGTTTTGCGCGGACGTTTGGTTTTTTACAAGAACCCTATCATCAGCAACGAGGGCTATGCCATCAATTGTTTGTGTAGCAGACAAAGTAATATTTTCCGTAGTAGCCGCAACTACTGCCGTTAAAGTTTGATACACTTTATCACTCGGAATAGCTGCAATCGCGCTAGTTACAAAACCTGTCGTTGCAAGTTGTGCAGAGTTTGATCCAGCAGCTGCCGTTGCTGCTGTGGGAACTGTTGATACTGTGTGGGTTCCAGACTGCGTTCCATCAAGTGTACTAATAGATGCGCCGCCAACAGAAGTAGCAACTCTAAAAGTAGTAGCAGTTCTGCTCACTACATAGTAAAGCGCGCCTGCTGTAATGTTTGCAGGTAATTCGCCGGTAGTGGTGAATGAAACTGTAGTATTGTTCTGGGGCGCGTTAGCTACTGTTATTACTGCGGGGTTTGCCGTTGTGATTGTTGCGGTCTGAGAAACACCAAAAGCAGCAGAACCTGTAACCGACAAATTGTTTGCGACACTTAAACCATCTCCAAGCGTTACTGCATCTTCAACAAACAGCGTACCCGATATATGGTCGATTGCATCCCGTATATTAGTGCCATCACACCGCACAAAACAGGAAGAGTTAGCGGCAAGGGAGACACCTGATCCAGCAGGGGTTGTATTACCAATAGCAGAACTTGCATAAATGGTTGCTGCATACACGCTGCTATTAATAATTACGTACAACTTTGTAACTGGAGGAACGTAGATGTTAAACGGTGCCACTGTCGTAGTGGTTAAGTTAATCGCCGCGCATCGCGCTTGGTCTGCTACGCCGTTGAAAGCGGTTAAGGCTTGGTTAGCACTAGTAATACTTACGTTTGCAAGACCGGAAATCGCGTCTTCGATTAGTGTTCCAAGGTTGTTATTAGTGGTTGTTCCCCACACACCGGATTGCTCACCGTTGCCGACAAGCTCGATACGTAAGTCTGTTGAATATGAACTAGACATAATCGTTCCTTAACTTATATACAGCGCACGTTCATCGTTACGCCTGTTCACCAACCCTTTGAGCACTTTGCCCCCGGCCTTGGTGTATTTCAAGAATTCTTTGGCGGTTCCTGCATGGTCGCCCCGGTTGTGTTTCTGTCGCAGAGTGCTGCGTTGCAACGTGCCCAATCCTAAGTTAAAACTAAAGCTTACAAGAGCGTCAAGCCAGCTTTGATTATTAATAGCGCTAGGGCAATAACGCAAAACTCCCGCAACAAAACGATCAAGGTCTTTTGCAAGTATGGCATCTACTTCCTCCATTGTAAATACACGATTCCAGCCCTCTGGGCAAGGCAAACTTAGCCTGTCTTCAAACGGCACTTTTGCGTGATTCGCTTCGATTACATGACCCACGCCGATTGTCCAGAGTCGAGCAGGGCATCGGTAAGGTTTATTCCTTACCCCCTCGTGATGCTTAATCATGTCTAATGCTTTTTTGCTAATCATTTGCCAAACGCTCTGCCGCCAAAGTGGAACGCTATGATGCTGGCAAACAAAGCCTGAGTCTCGTCATCCCATAATTGTTCAGCTAACTGAACAAAATCTACCCCAGTTGTCAGCCCCTTGTAAGCTATCACAGCGTCGATACCGACTAGCAAGAAAAAGAAACCATACGTAATTACGGGGCGCACAGATGCGCGTAGGTCTTTCATCCACGTAGATGTACCTTCGTTTAGGCTTGTATCATGGGCATAGATTGCATTCATCTCCGCTTTTTGTGCGTCGATTAGCGAGACTTTCTCCGCAGATTGTGTCTGGGTCTTAATCTCGTCTAACTTAATTTCTTCTATGCGCTGCTGCGCAACATATCCTGCGGCGGCTAATTGTAGCTCGCGTTCGGTTTGCATTTGAGCCAGCTTTAACTCGTGAGACTTGTCTTGTCTGTCTTGGAAAAAGTCGAGTAGTTTAGGCAAACCACCCATCAAAAACGACAAAAATGTTGAAAGTAGTGTAAGCATTATTCCTGTACCCCTAATTTATTTTCCTATTGACTCTGCAATTGCGATGTTGGTAGTGTGAAGTTTGCTGTGTACCGCGCTACGCCTTTGGTTACTCTCAAGTCATCTAGGTATCCGTTTAAAAAGCTAGTAGCGCTATCCGCGTATCTTCCTATAACACAACTAGAAGTAGAAAAATTAGTTGAATTGGTAATACTTACTCCAGAAACGCCATTTACATAAATATTTATTGTACTTCCACTCCTGACCATTGCAATATGATTCCAAGTGTTTATTGTTATAGAATTTGATGTAGCAGAACTATAAGCAGAATTTGTATAAATTCTAAAAGTGCCTGACGTAGTAACTACCAAAACAAAAGATGCTGTTCTTGAAGCCGCGCCACCTAATGTTTGAGTATCAAATACTGCTTGCTCAGCAGAAAGACTTGCGGTATTTATCCAGAACTCAACAGTAAAATTGCCTGTTCCAAAGCTAAAGTTTTGTTCCACGGAATCTTGACTAACCAAATAGCCCGTAGTTCCATTAAACAGCATTGAGCTACCGCCCCATTTACTCAGCACTGTGCTTACAGATACACCACCTACAGTCTCTAATACGTTCTTAGCTGTGTTGTCGATGATGCCAGCGTTGGTGTAATTGAGTAGAAGCGAGGTTCCTAGATATACATTCCCCGCGCTGTACGCACCAGAAGCAGTTGTAATCCAGAATGGATGACCAGTAGCATTAACATTGAACGTGTACGTCTCGCCTCTTACCAATGTCAGGGTAGGATTAGATGCACCATTTATTACATAGTTGCTTGAGCCATTGGCTGTTACGGCATAGACTTTTTCAGACGTTCCTGAGTTAACTATATTAATAACCCCTGCCATTCCTGAATGGTATTGGCAAACGTAGTACAACGTATTTGGTGCATCACTACCTACTACAAATGTAAGTGTGCCTGACTGCGTACCGTTATTGGTTAGTTTTGTAGGCGTAGGTGGAGCTGTTGGTACAGTTGAAGAAGAACTGCCTGTTCCTACCAATACTTGCAGTCCAGAAATATACCCACTAAAACCAAGACTTGCGCCAGCACTGCTGCCGCGCGCACCTATTCGTGGCCTATCTGCGGCAAAAGCAACGTAATTATTTCCGTCTGTGTAATTACTGCCTTGTTGAGAACCATTCACAAACAATCTTGTAGTGCCGCTTAAACGACTTACAACAATGTAGTACCACTGCCCAGCGGTTGTTACAGATGCCGTACCCGTAATTACAATGCTGCCGTTTGTTTGATAAACAATCGCGCTTGATGGTGCGCTATATAATATTTGTGGGGTAACATTATCCGCAACGCTACTCGGTCTTCCATCAAAAATTACTTGGGAGGTCGCGTCAATTACGTTGAAATACGTCCAGAATGCAATAGTAAAATCACTTGTTCCGATAGTAAGGTTTGAATTACTGCTGACGTCAAGATAATCAGTGCTTCTATCAAAATACCCGCTGCCACCTACTACGCTAGCGCTGTAAGGAATATCGGGAGCGAATGGCTCAAAGGCTTGGACGGATGGGGTGCCGTTTGCAGTAAGTAGGAGACCGTTACTACTATTATTAACAAATCTATTCGACTGGCAAGTAAGTAAAGAAACAGAACCAATTAATGTAGTAGCGGCATTTGCGCCTGTCCAGCCAACAGTAGTAGTCGTTAATGGCGAAGTTGGAGGAGTAAAACTACCACTTGCAAGTGCTTGTCCTTTAACAATTCTGACATTTGATAAATACCCATTCATATAATTTACTGCGGTTCCTGCTCTTCCAACATAAAGAAATTGGGCAACAGAAGGTGCTTGTGTAATAACCGCACCAGTTGCAACCCCATTTATATAAAGCTGAGTATTACCAGAAGTCCTAACTGCGGCAACGTGCGTCCACGTATTAGCTAGAACACTTCCTACCGGTGTCGTTCCAGTTACGCCATTATCTATAACCAATCTGTTTGACGAATCAAAATAAAAACTTAAACCCGCATTACTACCTACTGAAGGAGCTAAAAGTAATATTTCATGGGCAGCACCAGCAACAGCCCTATATACCCATGCTTCAAGAGTCCAATTACCAGTTGAAAGATTAAAATCGGACGACCCACCAGTTGTATATGATAAATAATCTGTGCTTCCATTAAAAAAATTACTCCACCCTGTTTGGCTAAACGGTGAAAATGTCCCCTGCGTAGTATTACCGTTACGAGTAAGCGTGAAGTTGTTGGTTGAGCTATCTTTGAATACACTATTGTTTGTATCCGTTACGTCCGGTGGTTGATTACCGTGCAGCATCAACGTAGTTTGGTTAAAGGTAGGGTCGTAGATAGGCCAGAGACGATTGCCTTGGTAGTACGTTGCTTCTTCTAATGTCCATATTCCCGGAGCAGCAGCGCCTAATGCTGGGTTAAATCCTGCTGCACCGGCTGCGTAGCCTACAAACGGGGTGAAGGTACTGACCTTAGCGTCGCCGTTAGCGGTAATGGTGAAGTTGTTAGTGCTGTTGTCAATAATCGTTGGGCTTTGGCAGGTTAGTAGCTGCGTGTCACCTATTGGGAATAACTGTGTTGGTGGCACAAATATTTGTGTTGTCGCACTTGGTGTTGTTGCTGATGTTTGATAAACAGTTGGAACCGCTCCTTTGGTTATACGCAAATTGCTCATGAAACCTTGTAGCAAATATATAGACGTATTGTCAGAACCTATATACATGGTTGCAGAAGCAAGACCCAAGTTCGTGGTATTTGAAGCGGTATAAGCCCTCATGTACCCATTTAAAAATATTCTTCCTACGCCACTTAATCGCGTATAGCAAATATGTGCCCATTCGTTTACTGGAGTTAAAACGCCTGAAATAAACGTCCATCCAGCAGTTGCATTTCCCCAACCTAAACCGCGAGAAGATGATGTTCCACCATCACCAATAAACATAAAAGGCGATGCGCTTCCATTGATTAATTTCCAATCATTGCCTGATGCTGCTGTTTTATATACCCACGCTTCAACACAAAAATCACCAGTATCAAGACTTAAATTGACATTGTATGGGACAGTTAAAAAATCGCCCGTGCCATCAAGCGCAACAGAGTACCCTGCTGGCGCACCAACTTGGACAAATCCACCGGGGTATTTTCCGCTCATCTTCTTTCCTTATTGTCTCGGCAGTGCCACTAGTGGTGGTATGAAGTTCTGGTAATAACGGGCAACACCGTTAGTTACACGTAAGTCGTCAATGTATCCATTGAACGGTTGGTTAGTTAGGTCTGGCGATATACCAACTACATTTCTTGTGTCCGCAGTAGTGCCCATTAACGACGTAGTAGCGGCAGTTAAAACGTATGTACCAAAAGCAGAACCGTTTACATAAACAGTAACTATTTGCTCGTTTCTAGTTACAGCAAGGTGGTACCAAGTATTTGCGCTTAATGCAGTACCCACCCCAGTTGAATTATCATCATATTTCCACGCACTACCCGTTTCTGAAATCTGTAAACCTATTTTTCCATTTGCCAAAAAATTTATGTTACAAGCAGCAAAAGCTCCTACAACGGCGTTCCACCCAACCATAATTTGTCGAGTGGTTGGCAGCGTTGTTCTAAACCAAAACTCTATCGTCCAGTTTGCAGAACCAAATCTTGCCGTTGTTGTTGATGGTATAAAAAGGTAATCTCCAGAGCCGTCAAACGACATACTTCCACTACCGTACTTCACAATACTAGTGCTTACCTGTGCGCTACCTACTGTCTCCAATACGTTGTCCATCGCGGCGTCGTAAATGCCAGCATTAGTAAAGTTAAGCAGTAATGATTGGTTACCTATTGTTGGTGACGATATTGTCACCGGTGGTGCTGTTGGTGTACCGGTTGGAAGTAGCGAGCTTCCTTTTATATACTCAAACCCAGCCATATAACCATTAAAATTATTTGTGGTACTCCTATTAGTGCCAATACTTAATACATTATTTTGGCTAAAATCTGTTACCGATTCAGAATTTGATTGGGCATCAAAAGCACCGTTAACATATAGAGCAATAACATATTCTGCAAATGCGGACTCAAAATACCTAGACACCGTAACATACGTCCATGTATTAGCTGGTATTGTTTTTGAACCTGTTGTGATTGTTGTAGCAGTAAACTGCAATACATTTGCCGCAGTTACCTCCCAAGACCAGCCTGTACTTGCAGTACCTTTACTCGCAATAGTGTGTATTGCACCAGCAGCATTTCTATAAATCCAACAATTAATAGTAAAGTCACCTGTTCCGAATTGAAGTGGGGTAGCATTCGCTACAGTTAAATAGTCACCATTACCGTCAAAATACCCACCACCGCCAATAACAGCAGAAGTCCATTGGAACCGAGGTGCGAATGGAGCAAAGGATTGAACGGAGGGTGTGCCGTTTGCAGTAATAGCAAATGCGTTAGATGAACTATCTAAAAATTGGTTGTTCTGGCAAGTAAGTAGTTCAACTTGTGTGGCATTAGCACCCTGACTTGTAGTTGTTAAAGGTGTTGTGCTTGGAGTAAATGTAGATGTATAAAGTGCGGCACCTTTAACAAATCTTAAATTAGATATATAGCCATTAAAATCTGCTGCTAAACTTCTATCTGTCCCAATTCTTACTTGGTCAGTTTGAGTAAAGTCTGTGCTTACAGTTCCTTGCCCATCTTGTGTGCCATTGATATATAGTTTAGTTTGATTGGCTCCAATACCTTCTCTAACTACAGCAACATGAGTCCAAGTATTTGCTGGAATAGTCCCAGTTGAATTAATGTTTGTTGTCGTATGAGTAAACCTAAGTACGTTAGTAGAAGCTACTTGAAATACTATCCCTGTTAGGCCAGTACTAGCGCCCTTTGCATAAATTGTATGGTCAGCACCCGATGCTCTTCTATAAATCCATGCCTCAAGCGTAAACGCTCCAGCACCAAATCGAAGAAGTACATTATCAGCAATAGATAAGTAATCATCTGTTCCATCGAAAAAGTTACTCCAATACCCCGGAGCTTGGCTAAACGGTGTGAACGCCCCTTGGGTGGTATTACCGTTACGGGTAACCGTCCAACCGACACCTGCATTTGCTGTGCTTGAGTCTAAGAACGTATTGTTCTGTGCGCCATTGGCTGCGTTATCTGCCTGAAGAAGTAGCACCGTTTGTTTGAAATTAGGGTCAGTTACCCACTGTTGATTGGCTAGGGCTTGTGCTTGTTGTTTAAGCGTAAAAACACCCTGTGTTTGTACAGTGCTAGTCCCGCTAGTTATGTTTGATGCCAGCGGATTATAAACAGCCGTTTCAAATCCACCTAAATAGCGAAGACCCATGTATTACTCCGATACAGAAATTTGCTCAATCCATTTTTCTTCAGACTGATTCCATGACCAATTGCCAGCAGGCTGTGGATCACGTACAACCCAACCCGGCGGGTACCACCAAACTACTTCTTTACCTTCAAATGCTTCAGGCGGGTCTTCAACTTCAATCCAACCCTCGGTGCCATCCGTTTCGGGTTTTGGTATTGAGCCGTTTTTGCTATACAGCATATTAGGTCACCACTTCAAAGCTGGCAGTAAAGGTCAGTGCACTTGCCGTGCCTGAGTACGCTGCAACTGATTGGTTCTCCGTGATGTAGTAAGGCGTGGTCTTGTCCACAATAATCAACGTCGCATTTGGCGGAACACTGATCTGATACGCAGGGTAAGTAATAACCGTAGCTGAACCAAACGTCGCGTTGTTGCCAATAGCTATGGTTGCCGTAGCTGCGCTTGATGTAGTGTTAGACGCAATAATTGTATTAATCTTATTAACCGAGTTAGTTGCTGGCTTTAGTCCAGTTAGCGCGGTTGTGCCATCATACGTCCATGAAGTTGTTGCTGTTGCGGCAGAAGAAGGAATCACATAGGCTGTGTTCCCAAAAATGCTGACAGAGTTCTGAATGTTCGGGTTTGCCATGATCGTTCCTTAAATGCCGTAAACCATGTTGTTGATAATAGCTCTACCACGCGGTATAGCCGTAGTTGCTGGGTATGTTATAAATACGTCTTGAGTGCCTGAAGTAAAGTTAACCACAGAGCCTGAGTTACTAGAAGCAAGGATTGTTGTGCGAGTTAGCGTGTTTACACCCGAATAAGTGCCGATACCAACTTCCCAGTTAGACCCTGATTGATCTGCAATAGTGTAGTAGCACACATCGGTAATCGTCATGACGGCGCTAAATCGTTGAAACCCTGTGACAAAACCAAGCAGAGTAACCGGCCCTGTGCTCGGAGCAGCTGCTGTTTCTTTTACTCGGTCTGCTTGAATGAGTGCCATATATCACCTATACCGTATTAATAAGTTCCCACTGACCGTCTTCGGATGTTTCGATCTCCTGCCAGCCTGCGTTATAAAAATCGCCAGCTATACCGCGTGCAACCACACCTGTTAACGCTATAGAATTCGTACTCCTAGTACCTAGTGTCCCAACAGAGCCGGTAGCTACTACACCTGTGAGTGGTGTTGAACCAACATTGCCTACAGAACCTCCGGCGGAAACTCCGGTTATTGATAACGATGTATCTGGCCCCGGCTGCTCAATTACACCGCTGGCTGAAACACCTGTCAATGCAACAAAGTATCCCGGCACTGCCCCAACATTACCAACAAAAGCCGCCGCATACACATTTTCTAGTGTAGTTGAGTTATTGGTAGAAGCAGAGCCTTCAAAGCCTTGAGCAAGTACCCCAGATAATTGAACTTCACCACCAGAATTAGCAAGAACATTTCCAACCGACCCTGAAGCAGACACTCCGGTTAAAGCTACTTGTATTCCTTGTAGTGTTCCAACCGTTCCAACTAACCCAGCAGCGAAATTGCCGTTTACTGTTATTAAATCAGAAGTCGAAACATCCCCAGCAATACCTACTGCAACTACGCCTGTTAATGCGACATTTGATTCTTGCGATGTTACAACGGTACCAACATTACCAGTAGCAGAAACGCCAGAAAGCTCTATAGTTAAACCGGAAGAAGCTTCTACAGTTCCAACAGAACCACTTGCTTCTACACCTGTTAGATCAACAAAAATTCCCCGCACAGCACCAACATTACCAACTGCCCCAGAAGAAACAACTCCTGTTAAAGCCGAAAATTCATCAACTCTTCCAGTAACAGTACCTAGTGTGCCGTTAGCAACAACCCCTGTAGGATTCTGATATTCATCCTCTATTGGCGCAAGAACACCCACCAAACCGGCAGCAGAAACTCCAGTAAGCGCAACCGTGGTATTTGGCGCTGCTACCGTATCTGTGGAGCTATACGGCGCACCTGAGTATGGATAGTTTCCGTACATGGTTTATCCCGGCAGCAAGCTACCGCACCTCCGTTTGAGATTGTTCAAATACTATTAGGTCGTGGCTAAACGCAATAATGCGGTAGTCGTAGTATTTGAAGGCATCGTCAAAGTGAAAGTACCCGAAGTAACGGTCTGTGCGGTAAACGTGTGTACGCTTACTGCTTTATTGCTTTGGCTGCTGTTAAAAACTAGAACGCAATCAAAAGAAGCAAACGTCACAGGGGCGCCAGCCGAACCATAAACAATACTTGCCGAAGGAGTCCAATAACCAACACCAGCAGTTGCTGAAGCATTACTAGATGCCGGAGCATTAGCGTTAGTTATAGCCACACCGCCTCCCGAATAGTTTGAACTGCTAACTTCACCTGTAGAACTATATACCGTAGTAGACGCGTTAATCGTCGCACCAACTGTGTACAAAGCGGCTTTGAAAGTATCAGCACCTGAAGTATTGCGAGTAGGTGCGGTACCAAAATTATGTGTTGCAGTGAACAGTTCGCCCAAGAACGAAGTGCACATGCTTTGAGTATTTGCCATTTAAAACTCCTTAAAATGATGCCGCTACCGGCAGTCCAAAAACATCTATTTTCTTCAATACCATATCAACGGAACGATGTACCAACTCGTCATCTAACCAGTATTCGACCCAGTTAATTGTCTCGTTCTCATTATCAATGGTTCCTGTCTTCTTGTTCAGAAGAGATTCATCCATTTCGCCTTTTGTCGTTTGAACTAACATAACACCTCTTTTAAGGAAAACGAATTAATGCCGTTGTTGCAGTATTGACCGGCATAGCTACCGTATTGTTAATTGAATTAAACGATTTATCTGCACCAAAATCCAATACGGCTACCGACTTATTACTTCTTGTGACGTTGTAGATCAATGCGCCACGCGCAATAAAGCTTGCGCCGGGCCAAGACACGTTATTAAAGTTCACGTACACGACACCCGTATCTACGTCTGTGTTTATCGTAGCGCCTGTTATGGGCCTGCCGCCTGCCGTGTACCCTGTGCCAGTAACTTCATTAGTTGTTGTATACACTGTAGTCAACTGCCCAATATCTGAAAACGCTGTGTATAGCGCCATATATAACGTGTCCGTCAACAAGTTCTGCCCAGACTGCAACATCTCTTGTTTGAAACTGTTTGTTAGTCCTTGTTGGATAGCCATTACTGGGTAACCTTAATTTTTGCCTGCCCATCACGGTACGCATCACCACGCTCAAGACCTGTGCCCAGACGATTAAGCTGACTAAGTGCTTCTTTAAACTTACCTTCGTAATACGCCATCATGTCCTGTTCACCCTTCATGAAGATATACGCTTCAACCAAAGAGCCGTACAACAGTGCGGGCGAATAATTATCACCAAGCCATGATGTGCCTGACGTAGTAATGGACTGCGGGTAATAGTAGTAATGTAGTTCTACGTCGTAACCTACATCGGGTGTAGGAGCCACAATAAAACTTAACTCATTATTAGGAGTCCCGTTAATTACCTCTGGGCCAAAAATAGCGTAGTATTTTGGTGTTCCAGTATCTGCTGGATTTGGGTACGCCGCACGTAAAAAGTTAACGTCTTTGTTTAGCAGGTACTCAAAATTACCATCGCCATCTACTACGGCAAGCGAAAACACCGATAAAAAATCTTGAGGAGCAGTCAAGTATTTATTACCTGTTTGCATTATTCCCGTCACGTTTTTGCGCAGGGGAGGTAGTTGAACGGTATTGTAAATACGCTCTTCTGTTTGCGTAACAAAAACAGGAATATTATCTATGAACGTCTGTTCATAGTTCTGTGTGTAATCCTGTATCGCTGTAGATAACGCTGCGTAGTTCACTGCTTATCCTTTAAGCCATCGGGCCTCGAGCCATCAAACCTTTAGTCGCTGCGCCTGTACCACGAATCTTAATACCGTCAGTTTTAGTCTCTTTGTAGTTACCTTTGCTAATACCACCGACTGAAGGGTTAGACTCGTTAATTACTTTAGCGCCAGCGGTATAAGGTAAATCGCCTTTAACAGCTTTACCCTGCATAGTATGCGGGGCAGCATACACAGCAGCTTGGCCTACTTCTTTGCCGCCTTGCTTTTGAGAAAATTTAGCCATTAGCGACTCCGTTGATTATTAGCACGCGCCATATTACGACCAACTTTTTTCATTTCCATAGAAGTTACGCCACCTTTTTTCAACGCGATCTTAGTTTTCTTACCGCCGTGCTGTTGGGTATCGTGTTGGCCTATGGCTTTTTTAATCATAGCCTTATCTTGCTTCTTATCCATTTTGTCCATGCTCTACTCCTACGAGATTGTCACACTACCTACAACAGTTGGTGACGTTAAATAATTAGGCGTTAGCCCCGCATCGTTTCCACTTGCTCCACCAACAGGTGCCCAACCCCACTGAAATACTCTACTACCACCACCCGGATCGCCATTTGAATCCTCAGACGAACTTGATATGTTAGTTAGTTGCAGCCCACTATAACCAGACTGGTAATAACTGTTATCTGGCCTTGGTTCCCGCAGTGCTTGTGGATTATCTACTGGGTACATCCCTAATTGTAACTGTGGCTGGTCCTGCTCCCAACAAGTTTTGCACACCTTGAT